GGATCGTGATCCCGATACTCGACGAGAGGAGAGAGCTCGGCGTGGTTCCATCCTCCAGGTTCCACGACAGGATCGCCTCTGTCGTGTCGCGCGCTTGCCAGCCACTCGAGGGAGAGGGCGAGAGGTCTGGGCATACATGCCCGGCCGAGGTCGCCGATCGGCTCTCGAGGCTCCACGTATCGCCGGTGTACGCAGATCCGCCGGTTCCTCGGATCGTGGTTCCGTTTTTCAGATACAGCGGGCGCGTGGAGAACGCTCTACCCTGGAGATCTGCAGGGTTGGAGTAGTTCTGCAGGTTAGTTGCCCCGGCTTCGTCGTCCATGGCAGAGCAGAGGTAGGCCCACTGGCTTGTGGCCGTTCCGACGGCCGAAACCTGGTGACCCCATTCTACCCGGTTATTCGCCGCGGAGAGAGTTCCGCCGTCGGAGAGGGTGCCCGAACCGATCAGGGTCCAGAGGGTCTCGTTCGGCGCCTTAAAGTAGGCGGCTCCTCGGTTGTTATCCAGCGCGATCAGGATGTCGATCGCATCGGCGCCGAGGCCGGTAGCGTCGACTCCAACAGGAGAGCCCGCGATGTTATCCCAGAGGCGGAGCTCCTGTTCGCCGGCGTTGAGGTTCGCGCGGAGAGAGACGTCGTAGTGGATCGTATTGTCCGCGCGTGCGGCCTGTATGGCGATTTCATCCGCTCCGAGGGAACCACCGGCGGTAACTTTTAGGCGGGCGGTCACGATTACCGGAGTACCGGAGGTGCTACCCGGCCTTGAATACGCCCGGATCGACGCCGACGTTGTGATCGTCATGCCGGAGGAATTGAGAGCCTCCGAGCCGGCGCCGACCGTCGTCCATGGAGTAGTAAGGGTCGCCGGCGTCTCCCATGGCAGCCACGAGTAGCCCGATCGGTTGCCGGTCGACGTGGCGCCGAACGATTGACGGAGCCAGTCTAGGGACGTGTAGCCTCCGAGACGGAGACACCCAAGCGATTCGCCGACGGTCGCCGACACCAATACGAGATTTCCGAGGAGGAGTACGCTACCCTTGTAGGTGGTGAGGGAGATACCCGCCGAGGCCACAGGATAGCTTCCGCTCGTTCCCAAGTCGGCCGGCCATGACGAGCCGCCGGCCGAGGCCTGTAGCCATCGGTCCGAGGTGCTGACCAGGGTCGAGGCGTTGTAGCGCTGGAGGAGTACGCTGTAGTTGGTGTTTTTCTGTACGGCAGAGACGAGCAGGAATCCCTCGGCGTCGATCGTCTGGGCGAGGCTCATGGTCCTAGCGTCCATTTTCGGATCGGCGATCGTTAGAATGGTATTCCACGTAGGATCAGAGGCGAACGAGCTGTAGGCCGTGGATTTCTTAGCCCATCGGATGGTCTCGGCGAGGGAGGCCGCGCGGCGATACCAGAGAGCTCTAACAGTGCCCGAGGCGTCGACCCAAGGCGAGAACGATCCGATTTCATCCGCGGCGCCGTCGGCGAGGATCTCAACCTGATCCCAAGAGGCGCCCATGTCAGCTGAGACAAGGTGATAGCAATGGGAGACGTTAGTTGCGGCGATTTGGCCGGAGATGATCAGGGTTATGTAGCCGTCGTGGTAGACGCCTCGGATCGTGAACATGTCCCAATAGGACTGGAGGACCTTGAACCCCTCGAGGTGTTTCGCGGCCTCGGTCCACGTTGCCCCGTCGGCGGAGAACGAGAGGCCGAGGGTGTAGTAGGCCGCTCCTCCTTCGGTAAGATCGGTCCTGACGTAGATACACGCGAGACGGTTAGAGCTCGTGGACGTTGGGAACTGGACGATAGCCGGCGTGAATGCGCCATCCGTGGTTACGTCGGCATGGGTCCAGGTGTCATTGCTCGCCGAGAGGACCGAGCTCGATACGTTGGAGCTCACCTCGTTTCGGTAGACCGTGACTACGTCATGATCGGCCGTCGTTACGGAGTCGACCTGGTCGTAGCCGTTTCCACTCGAGACATGTCGGACGAATTCAAACCCTGCCACCTTGTTCGGGGCGTTGCATCCTCTCCACTCCGCTACACCGTCGGCCGTCCGTTTCCAGCGGTATCGGCCTCCAGCGTTGCCGCCTACCGGGGCGCCCTCTTTCGTAGCGATGAGGCCGAGGTCGTAGCCGGTGGTCGGCGAGATACCTCCGGCCTCGAGAGCCATGAACCCGGAGACATCCGTGGGCGTAGGCTGCCCAGGCTCCTCGCCGGCCTCGGTATAGCTCGAGGTGCCGGCGTCGAGATTCCCGGCGGTTATGCGCTCGTCGTGGAGGAGGAGCCCGCGCAGATAGGGCGAGCCGCTGTATAGCGTGACTTCCGAGCCCATCCTATGCGCCTCTGCGGTACGGGTTTGACCTACCGCGGGCGCGTAGGCCTCTCGTCAGTTGCCGACCCTTCCCAGGGCCCCTCGAGCCGTCGTATAGGATCTGGCTCGAGAGGTCGTTACCTACTCGGAGCTCGAGGAGGACCGGAGCGTTCGGAGAGGCGCCACGGTTCAAGGTGTCAAGGCCGGTCCTACCACCGGCGGCCGCGACTCCCTGAGCGGTTAGAACACCCTCGCCCCGGCGAGCGGTGATCTGACGAGCCGAGGGATCGGCGCCTCCGATGATTCCTCCAGAATGGAACGAGGGGCTCTGTGATCCGATAACGGCGATTTGTGCGGCTACCTGGGCGGCGACGGCGGCCATTAGGGGGATCGCTATCACCGGGTTTGCTTTCGCTGTTTCCCAAGCGCCTACGGATGCAACTGCGCCAGAGATAAGCGCTTGAGAGATCGCGAGTCCCTGGGAGACTCTCCACGCCTCCTCAGCGGCCTTTTTCTCCTCTTTCAGCTGGGCGAGGAGCGCGCGCCGTTCGGCGTTACTGGCGTCCTCGGAGAGGGAGAGGAACTCGTCTTTCGTATCTCGGAACGTCTCCGCGAGTTTATCGACGGTGATTTGGAACACGTCGCCGATTGAGCCGGCTACGGAGTCGGCGAGGTTCAGGTAGGCGTCCTGGATTTCCTGGGCGGTCTGCTTTGCGGTGGCGATGTCTCGAGCCGCTTGGGCGTCCTTTTCCCTGCCGAGGTCGGCGATCCGCTTCATTTCGGCGTTATGGGCGTCCTCGTTAATGGCGTCGATCTCGGCGCCGGCGGCGAGGCTTACCTCTGTTCGAGCGCGGATCGCGCGGTCATGGTCGCCGGTGGCTTCCTCGAGGTCCCGGATCTGCTCATACTCCTCTTCGAGCCTCGAGAGGATTAGCTCCTCGCCCGAGAGCCGGCTCTGGTAGGCGCCGGAGGCTATCGCGTCGAGCTCGGCGAGGGCGCCGGAAGTGTCACGGACGGCCGCGGCTGATCCCTGCTGTCCGTTCCTGAAGTTCTCGAGGTCGGTCGCGGCGACGATCTCCGTGTATTTCTCCGATTGCGCGTTGAGGTTTCGGAGCTCTCCCGTGGCACCGGCGTAGGCGGTCGCCGTGTCCTGGGCGACCGATCGAGCGTTCTCGAGCTCCACATTTACGCCTCGTACGCTCGTTTTGCCGGCGGTCATTTTACCCGCGAGGCTCGATTGATTCTCCTCGAGGTCGGCGAGGGCGGCCGCGGCCTGCTCGGCGGCTATTTTCGTTTCGCCGTATCGTTCCCGGGAAGCCTTTAGGGCGGCTCCATAGACGGCCTCCGACTTTTGCGCGGCTCTCGCTTGTCTGATCTCCTCATCCGTGAGCTCGCCGGAGGCGATCCGTAGTTCGAGTTTAGCGGCCGCCATTTGATCCGTGAGGCGGATCATGTCGTTTAGTTCGTTCCGAGAGCGCTCGATCTCGTCGTTTGCTTTCTCCTCCTCCTGTTGGAGGTAGAACCAAGCGGCGCCGAGGGCGGTAACCGCGGCGCCGGCGGCTCCCAGGTAGAGGCCGAGACCGGATCCTGCTCTCGCCGCGGCCTCGAGTCCGCCGGATAGATCGCCGGCTAGTCGAGCGACGGCGCCGAGGCGCGGATCTATCACGTCGAGGGTAGCCGATAGCCCCTGGAGTACGGAGTCTGCCTCCCCTGCTGCGTCCTCTAACCCCTTGAAGTTCTTCTTGTTATTCTTCGCGGCTCGCTTAGCTGATTTTTCCGTTCTCTTTAACTGGGTGTCTATCCCTTTCGCTAATGACTTAAACTCCTTCTCGCTCATGGGCGTTAGGCGTTTGAGCTCGCTCAACAGTTGCGAGATATTGGCGCGATATTCCAGATCGACAGTTTCGGTGGCCATTCAACGCCCCACAGCCGCGTCTCGGAGGTCCTCGGCGATATGCTCGGCGAGCGGTTTGCCGGCCTTCCGACCGGGGCGGAAAATTAGATCGGTCGAGACCTTAGCGCCCATCCGTCGGCCGAATGACTTGATCCCCCAACGGATAGCGAACGCCCAGGGCGCGAGGTTGCGGACGTAGCCTACGATCGTACCGTTCGGCTCGATCCGGATTCCGTGTTCTAGCTGATAGCGGCTATGTGTCTGCCGTTTGCCGGTCTGGTATCGCCAATCGTGGGCACCCTTCGGCCATTGCGCGCGGGCGCTGGCCTCGATCTTCGTCGTGGCGTCGTCGAGCGCTCGGACCGTTCTCGGGGCGGTCTGCTCGAGAACGTTCTCCCATGACGAGAACGCGCTATCCGAGACGCGGATCGAGGCGCGCGAAGTGCCATAGGTGAGTTTCCCAGAGATAGCCATTATGAGCCGTCTCCCAGCCAGAACGCACGGGCGTCGTCGTCGGCGTTGACACGGTCTCGGACGGTAGTCCTTGAGGGTCGGCGAGGTTTGCGCCATCCGGCCGGGAGATTCGTCGCGCAATACCAACCGAGTATCAGAGCCTGATCGGACCTCGGGAGCCGATAGAGGGCGTGCGGATCGCCTCCTAGGTGGGTGAGGCCGATCTCCACTGCTACGCGCTCCCAGCCGCCCCGGGAGCTCCGGAGAAATTTTCCACGTCTTCGACCTCGGTCGGTGTCGCGAGGCCGGACTCGAGGACCTCGGCGAGAGACTCCGAGAGGAGCGCCCAGGCGATCGTGGAGGCGTCGCTAATTTGTGGCCATGAGCATCCACGGGCCACGAGCTCGTCGATAACGGAGCCTCCGTAGTTGAGAATGTCCGTATCGGAGAACGCCGTAAGTCTCGCCGAGAGCGGAGCCTCGGAGGTGACGAGGCATTGACCGAGGCAGGCAGCGGCGCCACGGCGGAGATTCCGACCGACAGACCAGTACAGATCGAGACGGAGCGAGAACGCCCCGGGTGCTCGGATCGTGAGCTCCTGTCCGGCGAGCTCGACGGATGGTAGGCCGTTGGTCATGTGAGCCCGATACCGTCGGCGTATGACGTTCCCGAGATCGTGTAGGTGTCCGGATCCCCTTCTGCGATCGAGATGGTACAGGCCGCTTTGTCGATCGTGATCGTCCGGTCCGTCTCGCCGAACGCCGTACCGTCGACCGTCCAAACCAGTTTGATACCCCAAACGTCGGCGTTAATAGTCGAGACGCCGGCAGCAAACGCGCCGTTTTTTGTGATGATATCTACGAAGGTCTCATCGGTTCCGCTCGGGTCGTCGAGGGTCGTAATCATGCCCGAGAATTGAAACGTGATTAGCTCTCGGCTCGTCTTCCGGACGGTCGCGATTTCTCCCCGGTCCTGGTACGCCGTGATCGCGTATGCTTTGCCGTCGTCCTGTCCGATTCCGTCGATCGAGAGGTCGCCGGCCTCGTACTGGACCGTAATCGAGAGGGGCGTGACGGCGGTATTATCGGATAGAACAATCGTTCCGTCTCTATAGTTGCGGACGATATCGGAAATAGCCATGTGATTCCCTGGGGATAGCGGTGGTCAAGTGAGGGGTAGACGGTGATAACAGAGGAAGTTTAAACGGCCTAGGAACCACTCGCCGGTCCTCCAGACCTCCGGAGACGTATCTCCGTCGATCTGGATATGTAGATCGGCCATGGACACACCCATAACGGTCAGTTGGAGGAGGCCGAGACCGTCGAGCGCCGAGTCGTAGTCGGAGATCTGCGCGTCTCCTCGGAGACGGTAGCAGACCCGGACCGAGAACCTGGAGGCCTGTCGGAACCCATCGGAGAGACGTTGACGCTGTCCAGCGGAGAAGGGCGCCGGGGCGCCTCCGCCGTAGGCTACCGCGAACGACTTGTGTAGGAGGCCGGAGGGGTCGAGCCCGAAGTGTTCCGGAACCCATCGGGACTGAGAATAGCCCGAGAGAGCTCCTACCGCGGTGGCGATTCGCTGGCGGATCGCCGATCGTTCTAGTGTGGCCATGATCTACCACCGGCCATCGGTCCAGACGGTGGTAATCGCGGCTCGCCGGCGTGTCGTGCTTTGGGTCCCGTCGTCGTCCGAGTCGAACCCGAAACGGAGAGAGCCCCAGGCGCGCTCATACTCGTGGCGATAGCGATCGGCGAGCTCGAGATAGGCCTCGTTGAGGCGGGTCGCGAAGTCGACGTAGATATAGGAGAGCGTCAACGTGAGATGGACGCGGCGTAGAGCGCTCGGCGTCGTGATCAGGTTCGGTCTGTTCTCCATCGAGCAGAGTCTATTTTTGAGCTCGATCCAGGACTCGCCGCGCATCACAGAGAAATCGGAGAGGGAGTGTATGCAGTTGGGAAGACTCGGATCGAGGCTCGATTGCCGGGCGTAGAGATCCTGATCGGCGAGAACCGGGAAAAGGACGTTCCGAACTAGGGCGGCGTCGTTTCGGAACTCGTAGGAGACGGTCGCGATCACGAGCGACCATTCCACGCGCCACCGGGTCCCGAGAGCTAGACTCGTCGTCGTCGCCGCCGGTAGCGTGTAGGTCGCGATATCTGCCACGACGAGAACGGCCGAGGTTACAACGCTGGTCCCTGTCGAGTCGTAGATCGTAACGGTGCCCGAGCTCGGGGCGACGAGGGCGCCGGAGTAATAGACAGGGCATGACAGCGCGTTATCGCGTCCTCTCTCCAACATGTCTGGATAGAGGAAGCGAGCCGTTCTAAACGTGGAATCGGCGCCGGATGCCATTCAGATCACGTACCGTCGATCGCGACCCAAGTGTTTCCGCCGCCGGAGTCGAACGTCACATAGATCCCGTTGGCGGCGGTGGTCGCTCCTCCGCTCAGATAGATGCTCCCTCGGGGCTCTGTGGATGCGCCGACGACGATAGACGGAGCCGAGGCGCCGGAGGTAATCGTGGGCGAGTTCGCAAGATCGGACTCGTTGCCGCTGTACCAGACGACGAGCTTTCGGAACGCTCGGCCGGCGGTAGACCGTACTCGGAGGGGGCTGGCCATTCTTCTCTACTCCTGACCCCATTTGGGGCGACCGAGACGAGCTCGGCGAGGTGTGGAACGTGAGGCCGGAGGCGCTATCGTGGGCGCCTCCGGTCGTGTCGGATCGCGATGTCTCGAGCCGTTTGGCGCGCTTCGTCGCGGGTCAAGGGTTCCGAGCGGGCGCCGGTGCTCCGGTCCTGCTCGAGGATGCGTAGAGCGACCCTATCGATCGCGTCTCGGGCTCCTGGGCGCTCTCCGCTCACGAGAGGAGCTCCTCTGCAGCGTTCGCCATTCCCTGGAGCTTCGCGGTATCCAATTCCACTCGGGCGGCAACGGCCGGAATATGAACCGCCTTCTGGTTCCGCTCGAGGCGTCGGCGTTGCCGGTCCATCAGCAGATCGAGTTCCTCCGCCGTCGGCGGTGGGATGATCCCGTCCTGGACGAGGTCGTAGCGGAACTGATTCCAGGCTACGGAGTCGCCGCGGACCTCGGAACGAGGGCCAACCCTGACGAGGCGCTCGGATTTGTGGAGGTGGGTGTAGCCGGTGGCGGTCATGTGCCTCATGACGAAACCGCCCTGATAATCGTCTGGGATGATCAGCATGCCCCGTTGCTGAGCTCCGGCGATTGCTAGAGAGCCGTCTGCGTGTGGGTGGCCTCCGCGAACGCCGTTGACGCCGGGCGTGAGTGGTAGCTTTTTTAATTTCGGTAGCCACGTCCAACCGTGATCCGGCATCTCCGTTGCTTCCCACTGTCCCGGCGAGAACATGAGGTGAAAATACGGCGAGCGCTTCACAAGGTGAGGCCGGAACCCGGGGCGGAGAGTTCGGGAGACGAGCTCGCCCGCGGGTTCCTCGGCGTTTGGTTCTGGAGAGAAGTCGCGCGCCATGGGCCTACCTGTGGATAACTGGAGAAAGGGTAACGATTACCGTGGGATCAGGCGTCGGATGTGATGGATACGCCCCGGGCGTCCTCGACGATACAGGCGCCAGAGTACGCGTTTCCTACGATCTCGGTGACACATGCGCTGCTATCGCGCTGGAATTCCACGAGGAGGGGAACGTCTCCATAGGTGGTAAAGTCGCCAGACATCGGAGGAACGGGGATACCGGCTGCCCACCCGAGACACCCACCGGCGACCATGGAACCCTCTCGATCGGCGCCGGCGTTCGCCGTTGGGACTGAGTCCGATTTCCAGATATCGACGCCGAGGAGCGAGCCGCAGTAGCCTTGACCTCGAGCGGAGACGAGCTCGGCCGTCGCCGGCATGAACGAGACCGTACCAGCGGCGCCTCTGAGGCTCTGCTGCAGATCGGAGACCTGAACCGGGGCGAGGATGGAGTGAAACGGCGCGGAATTGTTGGCGATTTCAAGCACATAGATGGCATCGAAAAATGAATCGAGATCGAGATCGACCCCACTCCCCGGGCTGACATCGGTGCCGAGGCCGGCGGCCGCGGTAGTGATGAGCTCGTTTAGCCATTGATCGAATCCGGCCACCATTTTTTCGGCGATCCGTGTCGGGTCCATGCCCTCGCCGGGCATCGTGACCATAGCCAGATCCCCCATGTCGTAGCGGAGCGCTCCTCGCGAAATTGTACAGTCCGCGTGGCTGATAATCGGATTTGTATTCGCAACGTCGACGCCTTCGCCAACGGCTGTAAACGCGGTGTAGCCGCCGACGCCGTACTGACGAACGCGCATCACTGCGGAGCCGGTCTGATTGACAGATCCGAGGTAGGAGACGGCGGTGCTCGTGCGGAGTGCAGCGCGATCGTAGAGGAGCTCGAAGATTGAACGAGACAACGCAGCTGCCAATCGCAGATCGCCGACGAGGGTCGAGTTGGTAATTACGGCCATTTTTTTACATCGAGGAGGGGCGCCGAGGGCGCGATTCGATGCGGTCCGTCAAGGTGAAATCGGGGGTTGACCCTACCGCTGTTTGCTACGCTGTTACCGGAGCGACCGTGTCTATGGGTACTACTTCGGGCCCTTACCGTCAACCCCCCATCCGTAAGACTGGCCGAGGGCGGCCTTGATTTCGCTCCACGGTCTCGAGGAGTCCAGGATCGCCTCTGCCGAGAGACCGGAGGGGCCCGTGGGTTGTTTTCCGACCCCTCGATCGAGGTTTACCGGCGTACCGTTCGACGCCGGAGGAGGGGCGGTCTCTGTAGGCGTCTCCGCGGTCTCGGCCGGCTCCTGGGCGGGCGTAGGGCTCGAGCGCTGGAAGACCTCGGCGAGGAATCCGGAAGCGCTCTCGCGTTGGGAGGTGAGCCACTCGGAGAACTCGCCGGCCTCCTCTCCTGCTCGGTCGTATCGGTGTAGGAGAAAATCGCGGGCGTCTCCGTCGTTTACTCCGGCGTCGACGAGGGCGATCCGGCGGCCATGCTCGGACGCTTGCGAAGTGAGGCGGGCTTCGAGCTCCGATACGCGGCTCGTGAGCGCTTGGCCGAGCTCGGCGCGCTTTGACATCTCGGCGAGATGCTCCTCGAGCTCGGCTACCCGGTCGAGGGCGGAGCGTTTCTGTGTAGTGAGTTTCGATAGGCGCCGTTTCATCGAGTCGTCGAGGCTGACTTCGGGGGCGGTTGTTTCGTCGTCCATGATTTAGGCTACCTATGCTACGGAGGTTGAGAGGTTGATACGGCGGATCTCGTCGAGACGGCGGAGAGCCTCCTCTCGAGACATCCCAGGTTCCAGGAATTGGAGCGCCTCCACTCGGGAGATCAGACCGGACTGGAGGAGCTCTACGACGTGGCGCCTCTCGGCCTCGAGTTCGTCCGAGGAGCGAGGGATCGGCGCGTACCGGATATGATACCCGTCGGTAGGCCATGACGAGCCGGTGGCAGCGTTGAGCATGCCAGCCGTTTTCTCGATGGTCTCGAGGTCCGATCGGCGCATAACAGGGGTAAAGCGGCGGGCGCTCTCCCGTTGGGCTTCTCGGGAGAGCGAGATAGCGACGCCCGATCGGGCGTTATTCGAGCCTCCGAGGCGCTGTATGTCGGCCGGAGAGATTCCCATGAATTCGGCGGCTCTTAATTCGTATTTCGTGAGAGAATCCAGGAGCTCGCCGGGCGTTGAGGCTGGTTGCCAGGCGCCTACCATCGGTTGAGAGTCGTCCTCGGAGGAGAGCATTAGGATCGTGCTCGGATCGGTTGTGATGCTCGAGCGGGGCGCCTCGGTCGTTCCGTCGGTTCCGAGTCCCGGGATCGCGCAGTTCACGGTGTAGCGCTGGGAGTAGGACGAATCCTTGAAGGCCTTCCAGAACATGGAATAGCCAGCGCCGGATTTGAGGGTAGCCTGTACGATCTCGGAATTAAGGAACGGAGAGAACAGGCAGCCGCCGGTTCGTTCCGCGTGGTAGAGCGAGTAGGGGAGGATCGGGCGGCCGTTGTCGAGGTACGGATACCGATCGCCAGATAGATCGGCGAGAGGCTCGCCGGTCTCGCCGTCCTGGATGAACAGCGCGGTAACGTCTACCGGGGCTTCGTTCGTCGTGACG